CTTAATAGCCTTGATCTTAGCGCTAGTGCGGAACATGTTATAGATGTTGCTTCGCGCTACATCATAGCCAATCTGTCCAGTCAGCGCACGTACGATGTTATCCCCAGCCTGCAAGAAATCTGTGGGGAGTACAGACGTACGAGGGTTGAACAGGTGCTTTTCTACTAGCTCACGAGGCAGTGACTGTAGTACATCGCTCAGGCTTAGCATCACACCGGCGTTATCGGTACCTGTGATTAACTTAACGCCTTCACGACGTAGTGCAGTTTCTGCTGCAGCCAGTGTCGGCATGATCTCGTCGTACAGCGCAACAGACCGAGCTTTGAATGCGGTGGCAGCTTCCTTACCCTTGAGGTTACGGGGTACAGGATGACGCTTAGCAGCCGAACGCATGACATCTTTAAAGATAGCCATTTGGCTATACTGATGCCAACCATGGATGTTACGTGCACGACCTTCACCTGGTGTAGAAGAAGTACGCTTAGCCTTTTTAAAGTCTGTCATCCACGGATACTTGCTAACATCCGCAGGGTCTACCAAGTTCTCAATTACAGACTTTGGCAGAGCACTAGACAGATCCTTAAGCTGGTCCTCAGTTAATTTAGGCAGGGTGTAGCTAATAGTCGTGCCGTTGTCGATTAGCTCCTCTGCCGTCTTAACTGGTGTACCGAAGTCATCTGCCGCTACAGGGCCTAGAATACGCTCAACCCTATTGGGTACAGGTACCTTGCCCTCTACTAAGCCAGGTGTAGTTTCCTTAGGCTTAACGCCCTTAAGAAGCTTGTCTACCTTAGCCTTTAGCTCAGCAGGACTCTTAACACCGAACTGCTTAAGGGTACTAGCTAGCCATTTCGGGTCTACCTTGTTAGTACCCTGAGCCGCAGCTACAAAGTCAGCAATCGACTTGAATTCTTGAGCCCTAGTAGCTACTGCCATCTCCTTGAGAATACTAGCGTATTCTGCCGGAGTCTTAGCATCATGTAGTCGTTTTAGGTCCTCAGCGTCTAGCTTGCCCTGGTGGGCAGCCGCCCAATTAATCATAGCAGCATTGTCGTACTTAACCGATTTGGTAGTTTTCTTCGCGGCTGTGACCGTCTTAGCAGGCACGTTGAATTCGGGGAATTTAACTCCCCCGAATGCAATAGACTTACCTTCCTGGCTAACAGACTTAAGCGCTACACCCAGTTCTTCAACGTACTGCTTTAGGCTAACCTTCTCGCCTCGGGCGTTGTTTAGGACTACGTTGTCTAGGTCATCCTTATCGTGAAGAGGGAACTGCTTAAGGAATTCGTCAGACCCCTCTTCACCATACTTAGCAGTACCGCCTACCTCACCATGGCGCATAAGGTTAGTGAGGGCGTCTAGATCAAGACCAAATGCAGCCTTCTCACCGGACCGACCGTATAGCTGAGCACGCTCAGGTAGAGCACTCGTGTCACCAGACTTGAGTACTTCCTTAACGTGATCGTTGATAAGCTTATCGACATGCTTAGCTGTCTCAGGATTTTTCTGGGCAGCCTTAAGCATCTGTCCTACAGGGTACTTGCCGATCTTATAGCTTTCATCCTGTAGAATAGTCGCCTTAATAGCCCGTGCCCGAGCTAGCCTATCCTTTTGTGCCTCAGTTTTCTCGCCTGCTGTAGCGGGAACTTCTTCCTCTACCGTCTTAAACGGAGCGGGAATATCCAGGTCATCGTACTTCCGCACTGGAACATTCTTAAGCGTGCCCGTGATCTTATCCATCTCAGCAGTATCGATTACCTGAGACGGAGTAATTTCAATAGGTGTGTGCTTAGGGAGAGTATTAGGCTGACTGTTGAGCAGCTTCTCAATCATACTAGCCTGATTAGAAGCTACCGGCTCACCCTTAGAAGCAGTTTCAACAGCAACTTCCAAGGGCTTAACTACTTTGCTAGCGCGTCCAATTTTGCCTATGGCGCCAATTGCACCCGCTACAGGGAGATAGGTAGTAGGGTCTAAAAAGATATCCTTAGCTAGGCCCTTACCTGCTACTTCGAGGTTGCCTGCAGTCGGATCCTTGAAGCGCTCTACGTCTGAATAGGTTGTTTTCTCTTTACCAGTCAGACCAGCCCACATAGCCTTAAGCTGGCGCTCGTTATGCTCCATGTTGCCAAAACCCAGCATGCTATCTACGTCTTTACCTTCAAGACGCATCCGCTCGGTCTCTAGTTGAGCGTTAGCAGAAGCGTAAGTTCCGCGACTAAGCAGATCAATAATAGCACGCCCGGGAGAAGTATCCAAGGCTTCTGATGCCAACTGAGTACCTGGCGCGATAGCCCACGGAATCTTGTCCAGGAATCCTGCAAATCCATGCTTCTTGTGTTCTACCTTAGCAGGAGTAGAGGGACCTGTGCTATATGCCCAATGCGATTTTCCACGACTAGCGACACTGCGGGCAATATCCATCGGCCCGGCAGCCTGTTGGCCCTGCCGAGCTAGCATCATCCGCATAGCTGCCAATTGCTGCAGCTGTTTAGCCTGCCGGTCGTAGTAATTCACACTATCTCCTAGTACATCATGTTAGGATCTTTGGGAAGCGTCTTTCCAGTGCCACCCTGATCCCAGAAGTACGATGCCAAATCAGCTAGATCTTCATCACTAAGCGACGGCTGTCCAGCTTGCTGCTGCTTGTGGTTTTCGGCGATAACAGAACGAATGAAGTGAGGTAAGTTCTGATACACACCATTGTTCTGGTAGTTCGCTACACCAGTGATAAGCTCCATAGCATACGGTGCAACACTCTCACCGAATACCTGAGCAGCCTTATAGCGGCCCCGCTCATTCGGACCCATCATCTGGTATTGCTGCTGATCTGTCATGCCGCCTTTAGAGCCGCCATCACCAAATAGCTTGAACATCATTTCTTGGTTAGCCATTTGGGACTGTAGCGCGTCCTGCTCTAGCTGGTATTGACGCTGAGAAACAGAGTCAGCCATCTGGCCGTACACACTGTTTCGCTGCTGGCCAATATCGCCTAGTGCAGTATTCAATTGTGTCAGTAGGTCTGCACGCTTGTTCTTACCAGTAAGCCCGGCGATGTTCTGCTGAGCCCTGTTAAAGTCACTAGCAGCATTCTCGTTGAGGTTCATGGCATTCATTGCAGAGTTGCCACTAAAGTCAACAAGCCCAGACAGCATATTGCGATCAGCATTTGAACCAGCCAATGCGTCTGGTGCTGCTGCCTCAATACCTAAACGTGCGAACAAATCACCTAGCTCAGCATTAGTATCCGAGTAGGTCTTATTAATCGCAGCCTTGGTACTAGCTGTACCCTTCTTAGTGGCGTTCTTGGCACTACCGTACATACCAGTGATGTTCTTCTGGTTAGCGCCAATATCTTTACCTAGTGCTGCGTACATAGCAGCTAGTTGAGCATCGCCCGATTTCTGACGATTCTTAACATCTCGCTCAGACGCGTTAAGATTGCCTAGCTGAGCCTGATAAGCGTTTCCTACTTGAGCCAGTGCATCTGCATAAAGCTGATCGCTGCTGGGGATAGCGCTATTCAGGAAGGCCATCGGGTCGGTCTGCTTTGGTGCTACTTTCTTTGCTACATTCTTACCGATGTCCCAGATATCGCCGAATACCATATCTCACCTACAGCATGTATTGTAGGGAACGACGCTGCAATGCGTCAGACTTAGCCTTCTCGCGAGAGAGGTTATTCTCTTCATTGAAGTTTAGGAAGTCACGGTTAAGGCCAGACATAAACTGATTCTTCTGCATGTTCATGTCCCCCTCACGCCGGTTGAAGTCCTGCTCCAAATCACCACGTGCTTTACCATACAGACCAGAGATAAACATACCTCGACCGGCGTAGTCATCCTGCTGATCTGTAGTATTACGCTGCTCAGCTAGGTTAAGGTCACCTAACCGAGCCGTGTAGTCAGTGTTATATTCGTCAGTGCGCTCACCCATTTGGCTACGGTAGTTAGCCAGAGCCTTAATGAGAGCAGCATTCTGACTCTGGTAGGTGTCGTCACCCGAAAGAAAGTCGGCAATGCTAGGAGCAGCAGGTACGGGAGCAGCCATAGACATATTGCCACTGCCATTGCTGGTGACATAACCACCGCCGCCTCCGCCGCCACCACCACCGCCACCACCAGAACGGGCCTTAGGCTTAGGGTTAGAGCGTCCTACTTTCTGGCCGTGCGAACCACCAGAAATAGCACCAACAGAAGGACTACGCCTAGGCGCTTGAGTCTGCCGACGCTTAGGCGCACGGTGGACTTTACCACCAGGGTTTTGACGGGGCTTCGGTGGGGTGTAACCAGCATCTGCACCGCCACCACTGTTTTCGCCAGGCATTTATGCTCCATGTCCAGGGTCGGTTAGGTAAGCAGGAGAGCCATAGTTCTTAGCAAATCCTGCTCGTAGCTTCTTTAACATAGCGTTGCGGCGTGCGGCTTCTTTCCTATCCCGTTCCCGATACCCAAGCCTATCTACCGGTCCCATAGTAGGATTAGATCTACCACTACCATAGACCTTATTACCTACTGCGTAAGAATTAAAACCGCCACCACCGGTAGCCATACCTGTGTAGCGCATTAGTTGACCTTCTTTGGTGTACGCTGCTTGAGGCCAAGAACCGGGTTGACTGTGAATAGCTTAACAGGTGCTGTTGATGTCGTGCCAGTAGTATTCATTTGGACAGTGAAGAACATACTTCTAAATCGAAGAGCCTTGAGGAACTTAATAAATTTTCTACTGACAGAACCAGCTGTAGGAGTAGAGTCTACCACAATAGGAATAGTATTGCCTGGCTGTCCCCAGGTAAACATAGACATTGCGTCCCAGGTAAGCGTGGACAGACTAGTCCAGGTTACGTTGAACGTATAGATAACAGGCGACGCTACACCCGTAACTGTACCTGTAGTAACAACATCTACCCCCCACCAGTACAGTCGCTTAAACTGACCAGGAGAATCGAAGTCGAATACGCGCGTAGTCATAGTACACGTAAATGACTCGCTAGCGATAGCGTCAAAACCATCTTGAATCACATACGTATTCCTTGTGTTAAGCTGTGCTGCACCAGCTACGTACCTACGTAACGTAATGGCAGTGCTGCCCTGAGGCTCCTGAATCCAGTTGCTCGGCTTAAATGAACCAGACCATGTAGTCCACGTACGAGTCTTTAAGTTGAAGACATATGTCTTGTCAAAGTATCGTACAATAAGCCGTTCCCCTACTAATGATAGGGAAGTAGCTCTATAGTAGTTAACCCCAGCCCCGAAGTCGGGGGTAAAGTCTACCTTGTAGTTAAGTTTCTGGTAGTTACCTTGTACTAGTTCGTATACGAAACCCTCATGCTGTACCATGAGGTAGTTTTCATACTGTACGACACAACGATTATCGGATACACCGACTACCTTCGAGAGGTTGTTTACGACACCCTTTGTGGGTGACGCATCGTATGAGTACACATATGTGGAGTCGTTTTTGAACAGGTACATATTGCTACCGACGACGAAGAGGTCAAGTAACTTTTGCCCATCGCCAGGCACAATGTCGATAAAATCTGAACCTGTCCAAACAGTAGGATCAGCAACGTTACTGAAGGTAAGCCTTGACTCATTAGTAGTAGCAAGCTGACCGGGAACAACAAACAGCCTTTCTTTATAGATGCCAGCAGCAGCACCCTTAGGCATAGAGGCTATTGTAGTAAAGGTTCCTGCTGCTCCAACGGTTGTAGGTACCCAGCTTCCACCATTAGATGCGCTTCCAGGTTCGGCGACCAACCAGGCTTTATTAAGGTATTGCACCATCGCCCGTGCTCGAAAGCCGGTGGTAATTTGTACCCAAGCGCCAGATCCCAAGTAATAGACTGCGTTGTCAGTGCTGCCAATAAGCCAGTTTGCACCATTTGCATCAACGAAGTAACCTAACAAATCGAGGTTCTGCGCCGCTACAGGGCCGTCTAATAACGAGACAATAGGAGGACGGCATGTTAGTGCGCCATCTTGGTCAATATCGAAGTTATCACAGATTGCTAGCTCAGTGTCTTTAATAGCTGACGGGTCGGACGACGTGTTGAGCCCGCCGATAAAGGGACCAAGCCTAAGATCCTGGCCACCAGCCGGCATAGTTGCCGCTCCAATCGTCGTCTAACTCAGTAATCGTAGGGTAATACTGCCTACCATAACGTTGTGCATCTTCTGACAGAACACCCAACGATTCTTTAACTTGCTGAGCTTTCTGGGCTGATCCAGTCCAGTCGTCATCCTGCTCATAAGCCTGTTGCAAGCAATACTGCAGAAGCGTATCAAAGTAGGAATCAGGAATGGTCAATGTGTCTGATACTAGAGTAATGTCAGCAGGGTACTCAACGTAGTAGAGTTTAAGGTCCCCAACTGCATCTGGCGTAGGATAGAGAGTAAGTTCCCCGCCCCACTCCCACCAGTACACAGGAGTGCCTGTCTGGATCCTCAAAGGATCGTTGACTGTGATGTACTCTTGAGCCTCATTAAAACTCATGTAGTCTAACGGCCTACCGTTGTACTGCAGTACTTCAATGTTCATAATACGCGGCGTAGGGAACGTATACGCAGTCGTACCAATAACGGTAGGCGTCACAGCGGTGTTCTTAATGATACGCTGCTGTCGGTTAATCTCCTGTTGACCAGAGTTGATCCAGGAGATGATATCACTATCGGTCACCTGAGCACCAGACTCGTCACCAAACTGGCGCTTCACACGATCAATAATGTTTTGTGCCGTCTTAGTGAACGGTCCAATGGGCATCAGATCACCTATATATCTTTCCGTTATGCCTATACGTATGCTTAGGAGAGTTCAGAATCGTCTGACCAATCTCCTTAGCTTCTTCACGTTCATCCATAGCAACCTTCAACTTCAAGGCTCTTTGTGCTGCATCCATCGCGTCAATACGATCAATTACACTAGCTTTTTCATTGTCATGAGTGAATAGCCAAACAAGAAGACTCTCATCAATCTCCTCCTCGGCTAGGAGACGGATTACATATGTAAGCCCGTCCCCCTGCTCATGCACTAAAGCATGCGATTTACCGGGGTTAGACGCCCTCATGTCGTCAGGGAGAGGAGCAATAAATAGCCCTGGGTCGTAGTCGTTAATGATTTCAGATACGCGAATAAGCTTATCTGAAATGAGTGCATCTGCCTCCGGCACCCATCTGTATGTATTAAGGATATCTGTCATGGTGTCTGAATCGCCTTGATCTGCATAGGGACTTGTACTCCACCGATAATTGCGCGTTCCGCAGCGGGGAATACAGATACAGTCACAGTAGACTCGGGTGAGTCCTGTGCGTCGTTATCTGTTACTTTGTAGCCAAGTAAAACATCGGTGCCTGAAAGAGTGCCGGGTGCTGTAAACGTACGGCTATTTCCAGATCCCGATAACGTTGGCGTAGCAGCGCCTCCTGTAGTGGAGATAACCCGCCAAGTTCTTGTAACGACGGTACCGTCATCATCATTATCTGTTCCAGTTACCGTTACTGTAGAGAATGCTTCAACGCCTACCTGGTCAGTACCAGCGTCAGCCGTAGGGGGTACTACGTACGCGCCAATAGGAGTTGCAGATCCGGTTACCCACTTAATGTCATCGATAATCAAGTTACCGATAGTAGGTGAACCTAGAATCTTACCAATACGCATGTTCCTAGGCTGAGTAGCTAGACCTAGTGACGTGAGCCCAATACTATCTGTCGCCACAGCGCCATTCAGGGTATTGAACATCTGCATATTCAATGTACCCGTACCGCTTGTGACGTTAGTGTACTGAGCCTCAATTCTAAACGGCACTCCTGCAGAAATAGGAGTAGTCATCTGTGCAGAGCTACCTGCAGAAAGCCTCAGCAGTCCTGTAGAAGTTAGCTGAGCTGACATTAGAGTGCTGCTAGAGCTGTTAATGACACGCCAAAAGATGTCACAGGTAGCGCTTGGCAACGCGTTAAGCCTACAGTTCATCCGAAGAGCACCTGTTGTGTGATCTGCGGAATCGTTGTACTGTACAAAACATGTCTGCGAGGCAGCAGGGACAATTAAAAGGGACCTAGTTCCCCGCAAGGGAGTAGTTCCCGAGTAGGTAACACTGCCACCGTTAGCTGTAACGTTGCTAATAGGCGAATCGCCAAAGTCGTCACTATTGACTGTGGTGACAGCATCGCCGTCCGCCTGACCTTCAAAGTGCACATCAAATGTGGTCATGCGTTCGTCCTTACTGTTACTGCTGTCCCGTCGTCGTCGTATACGTTTCCTGTGGCGACAAAAGTGGCACCACTTTGGAAGTCTAGAGTATGTCCGGTAAAGTATGAGTTACGCTCAAAACGGTTGTTGGTGAAGCTGCCGAGGTTGACGCCAGCGTTTCCGTCATTACCAAAGTTACACTGAATCTCAGCACCTGAGAACCAGTTTTTGGTGATTACAAGACCGGTAATATCACCTACGTTAGGGGTACCAATAATACATGTAGTAGCCCTAGCAAGAGTGTCATCTTTAGCATTGCCAGAGAAAGCACCCAGATAACCCTGGCGGCTAAACGGAGGACCGGAAATAAGACTCTTATCGTGGTAGCTCTGGAAATAGTTACCACGGATAATAGTTCCTGCTCCTCCTTCAATCTGAATGCCATCCGTGTGTGAGCCATCAGACTGTCCGGGGTCATCCGGATCCCAGAAGTGCAGACGAGTTAGGCATTGCTCAATAAGCACACCTGTAGCAGCAGCACCCTGACCAGCATTCGTATTGTGGACACGAATCATGTCTACACAGTTGACAAACTGACAACGTCGCAAAGTGTAGTGGTGACCCTGAACTGCGTTATACGTACTGTTAGGCGTAGTAGGTCGAAGCGTACAGTCAATAAGTACGACGTCACTAACTGCAGAGTGAGTGCACTGTACCATGCCATTAGACCCACCGTTACTCAAGAATGTGCAGTTACGGAAGGTCTTAGTACCAGATGACTGAATAGTAACCTTGGCTTGAAAATCTGTGTTCTCAAACGTCTGGTTACCAGCAGTGTTTAGGGTAAGGGGTGTAGCTCTAACCGTTCGAGATACGTTAGGAAGTACGCCTGTGGTATCAATAGTGGGTTTATCCACACCCCATACAAGGATATTACGGTCCGGTACCGTATCCCTGTTAATGCGTTTGAGAATGCCAGCTTGTGGCTGCCAATTCTCGACCCGGTGTAGGGTACCTGTCATTGGGTAATAAACCGAAGGTCTACGTTATCAAGCATTCCCGCCGTGCCGGAGGCGACAATACCAGGTGAAGGATCTGCACCGATCCATGCAACTACTACATCAGTACGGCTAGTAGGACGAACTCCCGTGCTAGCAGTACCACCAGGCCATACGCCACCTGATTTAACCACGGTAAGCATACTGCCAGCAGTAAGGTTCGCTACAGGCAGTAGACTACCTACTAGTGGCGCATACCCGCCGGAGGCACCCTTATTAGCTGTCTGCTCAGCCGCAGCAAATCGACTATCGTTACCAACAGTTACGGTTGTGCTAGAAGTCCCGGTAGGTAGCTGAGCAATAGGTACCTTACCAGAACCATCAAGTCCTGCATATCCACTTGTTGCTCCCTTATTAGCAGCCTGTTCGGCACCAGTAATTCGAGAGTCGTTACCGATAGCTACGGTGCTAGACGAAGTACCTGTTGGGATGTTAGCGATAGCAACTTTAGACGAACCGTCTAGACCTGCGTAACCACTAGCTGCGCCTTTGCGCGATGTAACTTCAATAGCCGCAGATACTTCTGCAGTGCCAACTGCTCCTGCGACAATCTGAGCATTAGACGCCGTACCGGATAAATCGCCACCCATAACTGGGTCGCCACCTCCACCGCCACCAGCGATAGGAGTATTGGCGATAAGGAATTTACGCCATAGATCATCTAGGCTGTCAGTTGGCAAAGCAGCCACTCCTAACGCTGTAACAAGAAAGCTACGTTCCAGATCGGCTCTAGTAGCGGTAACCATAAATACCTCCAGATACGAAAAGAGACCGGGCCGTTGCCAGCCCGGCCACTAATCGGAGGGTGAGGGACGCCTATAGGTCTTTTATACTACACACCTTTTCGGGCGAGGTCCCTCAAATGAATATTAACCCTCGGTGATGTCCTGGATAACACCGTGAGAGTTACGACGGTGGGTACCAAGCTCAGAGTACTGGAACATAATTGCGTCATAAGCATCGAAGTCGATAACGCGCTGCCACATAGAGCCATCGCGGTCCATGAAGGACCAGTCAGCCTCGCGGTACCACTTAAGCTCATTCTCGTTAAGGAAGTACTGCATGTTCGGCGGGCAGTCCGGGTCAACAACTACCGGAATCTCACCAAGGTCTGTGGTGAATGTAAGACCGCTAAATCCACCATCGAACTTAGTAGTGCCAGTGAATCGACGCTGCTGAGTAAGCAGATTGAAGTAGGCACGACGAACACCCATGCTCTGGAAGATAACCGTAGTCTTACCACCGCGGGTACGAATACGGTCAATCATGTTAATCATAAGACCCTCAGAGAGGGCTCGGTTAACACCAGAGTTGCTGTCTACCTCGGAGGTCCATACCGGAGTAGTAGACGGGTCAACGTTGTAAAGCTGGCCCGAAGACTGAACGATCTTAGAAAGACCAGTCCATTCCTTTGTGCTCGAACCCGTACGGGTAATCAGGTCGCCAATAACAACGGCCTGCGTAGCACCAGAGAAGGTAACCGTAGTCGGCGTAATAGCCGTGATCTGACGGTTAGATGCCTTAATGGTAACGCCAGTCGAGTCAGTAATATCGACCTGCATACCGATCTGGCCCCAGATAGTGTGGGCAACAGTCGGAGTAGCCGTAGTAGCGGCAGCAGTAATACGGTGAACGCCACCAATGCCGTCACCATAAACCTGGCGGTTCTGGTCCTTACGAAGGTCGTCCTTAAGGCCATTCATTTCCAGGTCAAGCGTAGACATGAACGACTGGGAGTTCTTACTCGCCAGCTCCATAGTCTGACCCGAAAGCCGAACACGACCATAAAGGTACTTAAGGCCAACACGTGCAGCCGCAGTACCCTGCTGGCCAGCGTTAGGCAGCTGCTCTAGTTCGTTACGAGCACCGATACCAGCGTTACGGGTAGTGTGAATCGGGAACGTGACGTACTTACCGCCAACGTCACTAGTCACACCCTCAGTAGTCTTCTCAAGCCGCTTAAGAGCGACAGCTTCATCGTTCAGCTGCTTACGAAGGCTACCCTCGTAGATTTCCTTCGTAAGCGCCGAGACCGTAGTCATCGTAGCAGGCATATTTTATCCGTTTCTAAACGCTGCATCAAGCATAGCCGCACCGATCTGTCGGCGAGACTTGCCATTAGACATGTCAGGAAGTTGATTCGACGGAGTCCCACCGTTGGTGGGCATTACTAATGGTGCTGTGGAGTTAGCTGTCTTACGATTACCCCAACTGTCAACCTTAGAAATCCAAGACTGTACAGCTTGCTCCCACGCCTGGTCATTATCTGTAGCTTGCCCAGACTGACCAAGGGCTAAAGCTCGGGTAATGATGTAGTCGTAATCTGGCTCAATTCCCTTTTGCTTAAGCAATTCAGTTGTCTCAGCTACTTTACTGTCAAGCCACTGCTCGCCTACAGCTGCTTCCTCTTGCTGCTGACGAGCTTCTTGAGCTTGCTGCATAGCGGCAACAAATTGTTCCTGCTGCTGCTGTAAAGCCTGCTGCTGTTGTTGCAACTGCCTAAACTGGGGGTGGTTAGAAATATCATCTTCACCATCCCCTAAATCAAATTCGTCATCCGTCTCTTCAGCTTGGCCCTGACCAGCGTCTTGCCCATATCCGTAGTGCTCAGCCATAGCATTATAGATAGATTGAGGATCGTTAGCCATCATCTGGTAAAGACGAACGGCTTCACTCAATTGCTGTGGCTGAACACCACTACCAAGAATGTCCTTGTAGGGCGCGTAACGCGATTGTACCTCTGCTAGACGAGCTTGTACATCTTTATCCCACTGCTCAAAGGCAGGTTTTACAACGCCATGAAAGCCTTCGGGAATATCTTTAAGGTACTGGTTCCAAGCAGGGTGACCAGAACCTTGTTGAGATGGTGCAGCGGGAGGGGTGTTATCCGCTACAGGAGTAACCGGAGGGGTATTGGTGGTACCCGTATCCGAATTAGCAGCGTCTAACATCGCTGCACCATCAGCTACTGGATTCCCTGACATTTCACTCATTGTAAGTCCTGTCTGCGCTGTACCTCCCGGCCCTGGCGCTCTATATCGAGTGTATCTGTGGGTCTATAGGAGAGTCAACTACTTAATACCAGCCGAGTCAGAAATAAGCCGGAGTGCGTAGTCAAGGTCGTTCTCTGTCATAGTTGCGAGCCGCGAAGCAGAGTAAGAAGCCGCAGCAAGAGTAGTAAGGCGGGCCTTCTTAGCTGCAATAGTGCCTAGGTTAGCGTACTCAGAGTTAACGTGGGACGTAGACGTATTACCCCGGCCAACTCGCTTGTCTGTAAAGCCAAACGGGTCATTAATGTCTAGATCAGGCATTACATACCTCCTGGTTGTGGCGGCGGACCACCTTGTTCTGGCGGCGGTTCTTCACCAGGTGGCATTTCCTCGCCACCCATCCCACCAGCCATACCCATACCGAACATCTGAGCTTCCTGCATAGCCTGTGCTGCAGCAGCTACGTGCATCTGTACGTGCATCTCAAACTGATTCTTGATTTTGTCAGGAAGCAATTCAAATGCCTGAGACTTGCGGAAGTTGTTGTGCACCTCAATATGGACAGCGTGGTTATCCCAGGTGTTAACCGGCAAAATAGCCGGTTGCATCATAGGCATACCCTCCATATCGAGGGTCTTAAACGGTTCATCTGGCTGAACAGGACCCTGTTGTGGCATAGCCTGTTGTGGCATAGGGGCCTGCTGCATAGCAGCAGGATCTTGCATAGCCATAGGGTCTTGCTCGCCACCCATTTCAGGAGGCATACCGCTGCCCTGCATTTGCAACATGCCGAATTCTTCCATCTCGGCTTGCTGCAACATCTCCCACTGCTGGCGGAATTCATCCACCATATCCGGCTGCATAGACTTAAGCCGAATATTCTCACGCTGAGCCTGGGATTCGTCACGGCGTAGACGTTCCTGTAGCTTCTGAACGCCACCAATTTCAAGAATCTTAAGACCATCGTTAGGCTGAATAAAGCCCATCTTCATCATATCCATGATGAGAGCCTGTTTTGCAGCCTTGGAGGTAGGCAGGGAAGACCCACCTTCCATACGAATATCTGTGTTGCTCTTAAGATCCGAACCGCGCAGCATTAAGGTGTCGAAGAATCCTTCTTCTCCGACAACCTTAACCATATGCTGTGTATCCCAGAACTGCCCAACTAGCGAGAGTGTCTGCCGTGCAATTTCCTCCATATTTTCCTCAACGTCCGCGAACGTATGGGAAAGCATAGAGTCGTCTTTTTCTTGGAGATAACTAATTGCAGTTGCAGCTGTAACACCAGGCGGCACACTCCCTCGCGACACCTCATGCTGGCCACTAATGTCTTCCATATCCGTGACGTTACGGCTCAATTCCTCTACTACGTAGTTAGGAATCGGCTGTAGCGGCAGCGGCTCAGGAGGAGGTAATCCAGGACGGTAGAATACAATCTGTCCAGGAGCGTTAGTTACTTTATTAGCGTCAATCGAGTTCATAGCAGCCCTCATTTGAAGGCTAGCCATTTTGTTCTTATTCTCGATCAGCTGCGATCGTGTACGGTTGTACTCGCGTTGCAGAGGAATAAGGTCTTCGATGACAGAAGTTCTGTAAAATTTTCCACTAGGGATGTGTCCGAAGTGGATGAAAGGATACTTTCCATGCTGGTACATGGGGGAAATAGAGACGAGGTGCCCACCGACGACGTGGATAACGTAGTCGCCTTCAAGGAATTCGCATCCGCCATTTTTAACCCACATCTCCTGACACAGAACAGAATCTGGTTCTTTGTTACCTGCAGTGTTGTCCAGATTCAGGTATGCGTCGTTAAGGATCTCACTAGCAGACACTACGTCAGGAGTGACGTTCTTACCTTCTAGCAGAGGACCGTAGAACTTTTTAACCCACTCTAAAGGTTTGGTGTAGAGGTTAAGAACATACGGCTGCTGCTGAATATCCTCTTCACGCAGATCAGGTACGTAAAGATGGAACGGTGTTACATGCCCAAAGCAAATGTCACCCTGGACGCCCTCAGGGTTACTCTCATAGTCAGTACGCTGAGGATCCCACCACACTTTAATGAAAGAGTTACCTGTAATACATTCCCACCACGTAGCACTACGGTGGACGCGACTAAGATGAGCGCGGTTAGATACAGATTCCCATACTTGCTCTGCTGCGTAGGCAGCAAAAAGGTCCTCATCTTCTGAGGACGCAGGAATCACCGATGCACTAGGCTTTTGAGACGTTAACCGTGAAATCTCATTACGAATAATGGGACGAATACGGTTAGAGATATGCCGTACCCGGTAGGGAGGAGCCTTAGGCGTAATCAGACGACTAAGCCTGGGGACTAATTCCACGTACTGGTTACCAGCATAAAAAGCCATGTTCACGTACCAGACCATTTCCTGCCTGCTACGTGCTGACTTCATGTTGCTGTACTTCTCACTAACCCATGCTACAATTTTCTTTTGTGTTTCTTCATTCATACTATCCAGTGGTGTGGAGGTATCCAAGGTTTGGGAGCCCATTAAGGTCCTCAAATCGCTCGGCGTCGAATCCATCAGCGTCATCGTCTACCCTCCCTCCGAGTTTCATGTTATTTAGACGATCAATTTCAGCTTCATCCGAAGGATCATACGTTTCGGAGGAATCCGAGAGGGTCGTCGTCTCCATCGCTTGAATTGCTTGAAACGCTAATGGATCCTTGCTTGCTATCATTGCTGCTTGTTTCGATAGCAATCCTGCCATTAGCTTCTGACTCGTCAGATAGTCCTGGCTGAGCGTCTGTAACGTCCGCTGGTTCTGTTTGTTCAGGAACAGAATCATCGTCCCCATAAAGAGGGACAGTGACACCAGGATCACTAAAAGCATTAAGATAACTGAGTAGTCCATTATGTAAGGCTACTTTCTGCTCTTCTAAAGCCTTACGGACTTCATCGGAGGTGTCTGCTTCCGCTACAGGCTCGCTAGGAAATTTAGATGCTGCTTGCTTGCAGCAGAACTCACATAGAAGAAGCGCACCGTAACCCTCGCGCTCGTAATCAATCTGGACTCCGAAATTAACCACAGGTCGGTTAACGGAGCCGCAGCAGATACAAATGCCAGGGTATACGGTGGGCCGCTCCAGTACTTGGAAGCGAGACGAATGGTCCTCGCCTACAAGACCGGTATTAGTTTCCATGTTTACCGCGCTGCATCCCGAGTTGCAGACTCGGTGAAGACAACATCAGGGTTATCGTGCGAAGTAACCGTGCTGTTGTCCCACTCCTTGCGAGCCTTCTTCTCAGCTTCGGCAGCCTCAATTACCTCGAGGTTAGTGCCAGCCATCGGGACTGTAGTAATAGGCGTGGGGCCGAGCTTGTCGTCGTCCTTGTGAGCCTCAATGAACTCACCTAGAGCAGCCGGGTTAGAGCTAGTGTGCATGTTAGCCAACTGGCCAGCAGTCACTAGAGTTACGCCAGCAGAACCAGCCATATTAGTGAAATCAGGCTCACGGTTCTCAAATACTGCGCGCTGAACTTCTGCACGCTCATTCTCTAGGTTGTCTAGATAAGGACCACCCACACGCGGGACAAGACCAGCGTTAGGGTTGTACATAGCGACATCCGGAAGCGAGTCAATACGCTTACGCTCGTTCTTAGCCACATCGCTAAGCTCTGCACGCTCAAGCTGGGAAACTGTAGCCGTCGAAGGGCTAAAGTCACCGTGGTTAGAGCCTAGTACACCTGTAGCGGCCTCATCGTTCTCCGGGCCATCCTGAACAGTGTTTTCAGGGCCGTCCTGGACAGTAGTGTTACCAGCAGCAGTAAGCGGGTCAGTCTGCTCACGGGCTACTGTGGTCTCAGCGTTAGCCTTAGTGGTCTCAAAGTCGAAGGCATTCTTAGTGCCATCAGCTTTAGCAGGCTTGGGGTTAGACGCAGGCTTCGGGTTAGCCTCGTTCTTGCCCTTTTCGTCGGCAGCCATTAATCATACTCCATTGCGTAGAGGTCAGTACCCTCGTGCACAGTCCAGGCTGTTTGGCCCGCACTTGCGACTAGAGCTTCATCATATCGTTGCAAAGCAGACGACTCAAGCGGTTTCTTATCCTCCATAGCCTCAAACATAGGCTTTAAGTCAGGTAAGAAGGAAAACATATACCTAGCTGAGTCTGGTGCATGGTCGTTCTTCTTATGGATCTTTTCTTGCGGGTTATTCTCATACTGAGCCTTACGGCCAGCCCATGTAGCCCATCTGAGCTTTTTCATCTCACGAATGAGATTTGAACAGTTCTCAGTGATCTGCCAGTAGGGCTGTCCAGTTTCAGCATGTGTACTATATAGATATTCCTGCATCTTAAGCACGCCTACTTCAACATCGTTATTGCCATCGGCAATATAGACGCCATGATTAGCGTACTCAGTATGGATGCTAGTACCTGTTACAGCATTTCGCTGCTTACCTGCTGGATCTCCTACGACGATAAGCTTATCCTCAGAGATGCCAAACATTTCGTTTACTTCGTGGAACTTAGCAGCCCACTGAGAAACGATTCTCTCTCCGGTGTATTCTTCCCAGAAGGTAACTACTTGGTCTTCGGGAGATACTGCGTGCCACAGCCAAGCGGTAGGGTTATTCAAGCCATGGTCTACCGAGGCATACCATTGCCAGCTCTTTGGTGGGATATACTGTGGCACAACATGAGTTTCTGTCTTGAACCGTTTAAATACAAGACCACCGAGAGAGATGAACTGACCAGACTCACGACGTTTGATTTCGTCTTCATCAAGTCCCGCCAAGAAGTTGCTTACGCCATCACTGTTAATATGCGGATTATCCGTCATGTCCGCGATGGTGATGAAGATATGAGCATTCGGGTCTACTTGAGATCCACGCTCAAATAGTTCTTCGTATACCCATGTCATACCTTCAACAGGGGTCATGGAGAACCAGTGGTCACCGTTATAGTCAATCAGACGTGCTTTACATTCATTATAGATGTGTTTCGGCGGTTCCTCATCAAAATGGGTGAAGTGACGAGGTACACCAGCGAATTTATCGGTGTCCTGCTCATAGGACATAAATTCGAGGGTAGACCCATTCGTAAGAGAAAGCGTTCGCGATTCTGTATCGTAAGAACGCGTCCAGCTTCCTCCTTTAAGAAGGCTCGGGGGTATCCACCTTTCGAATTGCGGAATAAGAATGGATTTAACACCTCGAACGAAGTCAACACCAATGGTCCTCCCATATACTGGAGGTTCATAAACTGGCTTGAAAGGGTGTTCCCCTTTAAGGTAATAGATTGACTCCGCAACCGCAGCAGTCGTCTTCCCGGAACGGTTTCCCCCCACGTATAAACGTATCTTGGCTCCACTACTATGGAACTGTTTTTGCTTTTCATGAGGTACGTATCCATAGATATTAGGAGTACGTGCTTGCTTTTTGATGCCAGCAGCCAGCTGCGCAAGCATATCCTCTTGCGAAACAACACGCTTACGCGGTGGCATAATTAGAATCCAGTCCTAAAGACAGTGTCACTCAGTACCGCTGCTAAAGTAACTAAAAGGAGCCCCAGGGCTACCAGGTTCCACCTCGCTACTGCGATATTCGGAAGTGCCTCTACTGCGAAGCATAGCAATCCCACGATTACTAGGATTAGCACAATGACATCCATCTTTTTCCTCCAAGATTTTGTTGATGGCGTTTAGAATAACCATCTGGTTCTCTTCAATTCTAGTAAGCTGTGCTACAAGGTCTCTATCATCTGCAGCCTCGGCAGTAGCCCAGTCTGACTTAACATTAGCCCAGACACTAGCTACCCACACTAAAGCTACTGACTCTGACCATCCAATAAAGAAAGCTGTAGGACCAAATAAGGCCCACGCTACAGCTGTAGTCTTATTGAAGTAGATCTTAAACGTCTTACCGTCTTTAAGCCGTCGTATTATCGGTAGCACCTAAAGCCTCCAAGGCATCAATCACGGAAGCTAGGGCTACGTTCCCACCCCGGGAACCGGTGATATTGAGTCCTACTAGTAGCTGACGCGTCTCGTTACCGTCGTGGATGTGCGCGCCGGAGGCCACCTGGTCTGGAGCCGGACCGATCGTATGGTGAATAGCAGTCTTACCGGTATCAGTATCAGCATTCTTATGGATCTGCTGTACAACACGAGGATCAAATACGTTGATGCCTTGTGTCTTAGTGCTGTACTGATCCTGTAGTGGACGTTCTCCGCGTTCTGCCATCAGGTTACCTTATAGCGTCCAGAGTACCGGATCGTGTCGTTAGTAGCCCAAGACCACGGAACTGAATCAGATGTAATTGCAGAAGATGCACGCGTTAGTGGTAATGTGACCGTAGTGCTAGTCTCCACTAGTACTGCAACCACAAATCGGTCACCACTAGACGAGTCAGAAATAAGCCCACTACCAATAGGCGTAGTACCTGCCATCGTAGTAGCAATAGGCAAGTTGAACGCTAATGAGCCTACCGTAGGTGCAAACGACGTAGTTGACCCTAGGGTGAACCTGACCCAGAAGTCGACCCAGTCACCACTACGGAAGTAGTTAGCACTAACTGTACCGTTACCTACCGAGCCCGTACCGGACGTAGCACCGGTGACAGCAAAAGACCACGTACCCTGTAGCGCTCCACCCCTATATAGCCAAGAAGAGCCATCCCACATAAGCCATTGCTTAGTGTCAGTCTCAAAGATAGTACGACCCGTAAATAGGTTTACCCCTGTAGGCCGTGTAGACGACGTACAGACATAGTCCCCAATATGCAGGTCTACTTTATCATTGTTGTCGTTCAGGTCAGTTGTAACGTTAACGTTGTCGCCGGTAGCAGGCTTGCGTAAACCTAACCTGCTAGTAAAGGTCGCCATAGATACTCTCCGCTACAGGTCGGGTTTTAATGCAGGGCTGTTTAACAGGGCCTATATTAGGGATTGTCGAATAGTGAGGTATCAAAAGAAACGGCCGCACCGCCAGCGTCGAGGAAGGCTTCCTTATTTACTGAGTCCGAATGAACTTCCCATAACTCACTAACGTACTTTTCTTCACGAAGTTCTTCGAACTCAATTAGCGGCCCGGTCGGATCTTTTACGTATCTTTCGCCGTCTTCATAACGAAGTTCTTCAGTGTCTATTACAACAGAGTCTACTACTTGCTCAGACCTATACGTGGGCTCAATAGCTTTACGACCACCACCCATTAGAGTCTGGATTTCTTCAGAGATTTCACCTAATTGAATAGGATCCAGTTTCCGCTGGAGAATCTCCATGAGCCCACTAATGACAGCAGTAAGATCCCGTTCTTGCTGGGACCGTGGGTCATATCGTCCTGTCATCGAATAGTACAAGTTTAGCGCCGGAACGTTACCCTTGTCGACTTGTTTCATTAGTGACAAGTGCGCAGCGTTCATGTGATCGCCTAGTGCGTTCTCATAGAACTGTTCTAGGAAGCTAGCAAAAATCGGATTCCGCAGCCATGCTTTCCAGGTAGCAGAGCTAATGCCTGACTCTTTAAGCCTGATGTGAAATGGCCGTGTGTCTAACGGGTCCGTCATAATCACTAGCGCGTGGTGTTGGAGAATATTTAGTCCCTTTTGGGACCTCACCGGAACCCCAGTGTCTTCCATTGCCTGCATGAAATCTTCGTGAACTAGAACCGCTGCAATTTTCTGTCGCGGAACGTCACAGATCACGTCCAGCTGATCTAACTCCGGAATCTTTTTCGACGACAACCAATAGGTCCGCACGGCCGCACAGACACTAAGGAAGTCACCACGATTGAACTTATTCTGCTTTCGTTTACCCGCCATTACTTAGTTCCTTCCCCGCTACACCCCAGTTTAGTTTCTGCTCAATTAATTCGATATCAGCAACCGACAACCCAGCGTCGAAGAAAGATTTAGCAATTAATGGAGCTAGTTTAGTCCGCTTATCAACCTTGTCAGGAGCTTCAAAGTGGTCTAGGACATGAGGGTGGATGCAGTACAACTTACAGAAGCCAGCCTTAGATTCCGAGATCAGTAATCTAAAGTCTAACCAGGAAAACCAGAGTTCTGGGTTCTCAATGCAATAGTCTAGGTACTTACGGTTAGCCTTACGGGTACTGACCTTCCAATCGTCATACCGTTCGTTAACACCATCATAACTGAAGTTAGCGCCGTAGAGTCGATCGAAGATAGTGTAGGGAACTTTAGGCATAAGGCCTTGTTCTACACGTTGCACAGTATGGAATGAACAATCCGCTACAGCATGCAGAACATGCTGAGTCATACCCAGCTGTTCTCGTCGTACCTGGATCGGATTCTTGTCACGTTGCAAGTTCTTAGGGTTTTTATGGCTCATAACTTAAGTCTAACAGACACACGAGCATACCACAAGACTTTAGTAAAAATTTTGGATATTAAGTACCTATTGGAAACAAAACGCCGGATCCCAAAAACCCGTACAACATTGAATGTCCCTCATCCATTTGATAAGCTGTTCGCAGAACAGAAACCGGGCAGAGAGGACAGGACAATGACGTTCGAGATCACATACGGCTCTTGGTCTGACGACGGAATACCTGCAGTCGTTAGAGAGCGGACAGTCACCGTGTGCGTCGACAATGTCAAGGACGCATTCGACGAATCACTTCGTCAGAAGCATGACGATGAATGGCTCATCAAGCTCGAAGCTCTGGAGGACTGAGTACAATGGTCAAGGTGACAATGACGTTCCAGACCAAGGTCAGTGGCCGATGCCTTACGCACAGGGTTAAGGCTTTCCCAGATCAGATCGACTGGCAGATCAGAGTTAATAAGCAGTACGGATGGCAGCTCATCGGCTTTCAGTACGAATGGGAGGTGATGTGCTAGACTGTAAGGCCCTGCGGGGTCCGCATGGAAACAAATCCGCCGCCAACCCACACAACGCCTTAGAAAGCCTCTCAGGGATTAGACATAGCAACCCACATCGTGTAATGTTCTACCTAACAAGCCAACCGGGCACCCGCCCTACAGAGGAGATCACCATGACCGAGAACACCACTGGCGTCGTCAACGCGCAGAGCACCGACCCGTGGGCGGCTGCTAAGCAGGCGACCGTTGCCATTCTTACGCAGCTCACCAATGAGGCCAACGAAGCGGCGCGAGTCGTTAAGGCTTCCGCAAATCAGAAGGCCGTTATTGCTGATCTGCTTGAGACCAGCGATGACCCGCAGGTTGTTACCTACCGGGAAAAGATGGAGCAGGCCGAAGCTGCTATGGAGCAGTGGCGTAATCAGATTGAGGCTTACGCCAAGGAAGCCCTTATGCCTAAGGGTGACGAGAATGACGTAGAGGCTGCGACTGCTACGTACAAGGAAAAGAACGCTGCTATTAAGGGATTCAAGGCCACTATGGTTAACTTGCCTGGTGGTGAGGAGGCCCTTAAGGAGCTGCCGGAGCTGCTTTCGCTTGGTCGCGGTGGCTCTGCTGCTTCGGGTGTTAAGCGTCCCCGTGTTACGGAGATCCACATTAAGCCCGCTACAGCTAGTGCGACTGAGTACAAGTCGGTTAGTGCTACTCAGAAGGACCCGAAGAACCCCGGCGCTACCAAGGAGGTTGTTAACTTCTCGGTTCTCGCTCAGAAGCTTAAGAGCGCGCCGTACAACCTCGAGCTTACTGCTCGTGACATTCTCGAGCACGCCGAAGGTGTCGCTGGCCCGGCTGAGAATTGGGGCGACCGTGACGGTGACCCGTTCAGCTTCGTTATCTCCCCGGAGAATGGCGAGCACGTAGAGGTTAAGGTCACTCCGTAGTATTAAGCTCTAAAGATTAACCCCACTTCGGTGGGGTTTTTCTTTTGCCCATTTTCGATCAGCCTGCATGGAAACTAACTCCGCCTCCTACACAGTGCGGGAAAAGACTGATAGAATGGCGCCATATTCAGCAGATCCCTGTGGTTCATTGCAGAGAGTACTAGGTGAAAAGCTTTAACCATATTTTTTCAGGGGTACACTATCTTACCGACAGGGAAGGTAAGAGTAGTGCCCCGAGGAAATCTGGATCTGATCTTGGACGAAACCGCCCCTGACCTGCGGGTTTGACAGATCCAACCTTGTGGATCCAAGATGTTCCAGTGGTGTCATTGGATCTTCTAGGATGTTTAGCTTTTCCCATTAAGGAGTGATATGGCTAAT